TAAGGAGATGGGAGTACCGCCCGCTGCCAATTCCTTGAGCTGTTGACGAACGTCAGCCTCAGAAAGAAACTTGGGGAGAAACTCCTCTACAAAGGCTGGTCGATAATCGTGAATGTTCTGCGCGGCAGATAGTATCTAGTACGGTCTTCATACCAGCCTTTGATTCGATCCCCTAGTGCATCCTTACTCATAACCTTCCCTACCAAATTCTAACATCAGAAAAAAAGAATACATCTTTCAATTCGAAAGATGTCTCCAGCTTCGTATTGAGATCCTCAAGCCAATTGGCAATCTTTTTATCCAAATCAATAGCATTATCTGGGATAAACAACGGAATGTACTCTTCCTCTCCTGATAGAGAACTACCTACCGTTTCGGAATCTACACCGAGATACTCAAACACAGAGTCGTAGTCATCCCTATAATCATAAATATCCTCGGCTTCGGCTTTTTTCTCTGCAAGTTTTTCTAGTTTCCTTAGCAACTCATCTTTGATTGGAACACTAAAACCAGCGACTGCTGTATAATCAATTCCCATTTATTTCTCCTGAAACCTTCCAATTTGCGCTAATGATTTTTTTGCATAGAAACAGCTTTCTTCGAGCTTCCTAAAAGCAATTGTTGACTCTGGGCTCCCCGCCGCCAAACACTGCTCAATCCAATCCGCAAGCTCGCTATATTTTTCTGCCATTTTTTGCGCAAGCTCTATACCTTCAGCATTTAATGCATGTGTTGCAAATTCTTTTCTCATCCCTCTTCCCTCTTCCTTCTTCCTTCATTGTATTGATTATGTGCTAATGAAGTCCACAGATAACAAGATAAGGGATCTCCCAATTTCTGTCGATCAGCCACAGGATCTAACGGTAAGGGATTATGTAGCCAATCAGGTAATACAGTTACTGAAAGATAATTATCCAAAGCCCACGGTATAGCTGTCTCGATTTCATCAGAAGAAAAACTAAATTCCATTTCAGTGCGCATTTTTTTTCGCTCAGAGCAGGAAAAAAACTGCTTTCCTTCAGGCGGAAGATAGACGTTAATGCCATCTCGTAATCTTAAAATACTCTTCTCATCCAGATTGTAGTATTCACTTAAGTAAAACGAAGACAAAGTCTCGTCAGGATATCACGGTAGGCAACTTCACGGTCAACACCATAACCCCTAACCCTTGGTAGTAGCTTAATTTCAGAACCAACAGCAGACTTGCTAGGAAACAGCTTTTTAAACGCGAACGGCTTGATAGAAGCTGGTTGTGGCACTCCCTCGCCATATTGGAACCCTGGCTCATCGCTTTCCCCCGGATCCAAGCCAACCTTGTCCGACCAGGTAACATTATCGATAATGTTGCCGATATCTGCTCCTAGTCCGCCGTACCTTGGTAATTCAATCTTTATTTTTTTCGCTCTCACCGCTTATCAAAGCAGCATATTCCGGATCGTTCTGTGACATCATGTAATGAATTACAGCTGCCTTCTTGGGATCTTCCTGCAGCGCTTGCATGATTTGCGCTTCATACTTGGTGCCAGCAAGCCTATCCATTGGTATTCCACCATATTGCTTATTCTTCTCGTAATCCGAATATGCTCTTGAGCCAAGTTTCGCAGTAGTCATTGCAGGAGCCATTTTCTCACCGTATCGCATTCCACCGCGAAAGATGTTACTGGCGTTATTATCAAGTACACCGCCAGCCAGCGCGCCAAATCCCCCGCCTGCGACAGACCAAGCAGGATTTCCGGTCATTGCTCCAATGCCTGTTCCAGCCGCGCCGCCAACATATCTACCAAGATTGACCATCCTTGATCCCTGGGTAGTGTTCAGACCCTCAACATCACGCAAAACTTTGGTTGCTTCCATCTTTTGCCTAAAATCCATCGGACCTTCTGGATGTACCGATTGGGCATACTGCTCAATTTTGTTTGTAGGGTTTAGTTTTGGGTTTCGATACGTTTCCATCATTGCGGACTCAAGAGCGGAAGGAGCCTGCATAGAACTAAGCGGGAGTTTTTCAGACTTAGCTTGTTCGAGCATAGCTTTTTTTCTGAGATACTCGTCAATCACCTGACTCTTGGGTTTTTCGCCAAACTTTAGATTCTTTTGAAAGTTATCTCTGTAATCTATAGTTTTCAGGATGTCGTGAATCTCAGGAATCGCTAGGTTTTCAAGAGCCCTTCTTTTCATGGGATCTTTGGCAGCAGATTCAAACTTCCTTAGTGGATATTCACCGCCAAAAAGATCATTAGCTGTGTTATACCTTATTGTTTCTTCTCTTATTTTTGCCCTGAGTGGATTGTTACGAGGTATCGAAGCATCAAGTATGTCATTAAACTGCATAGCAAGTGCTTTATACTGCGTTTCCCATGGCTGTGAATGACCACCCCATGAAACATTGTTCTGAAGTTTTGCTCTTAACTCATTAAGTGCTCTGGGTGAGATAGATTGGAAAGTATTATCTCCTTGCCCTCTAAATTGAGACACCGATTCAATATCAGCTGCCACAGCTCTGATAGCTGCTTTATGCTCTGGAAGGATAACATTCCTCTCTGCTTGGTCAACAAGATCCAAAAGAGGCGCAATATTCATCTCACCTTGTGTTTCTTCAAGAACCTTATTCCTTATTTCTGCTGTTTTTTTGTATTCTTCTTGCAGTTTATTTCGAGCCGATATCATTGCATCACCGTCATATGTACCGAGCTCTGTTTTCGTCTTAATGTCGTCGATTGCCCTAGCTACCTGCATGGCGTCTTGGGTTTTTAGTTCAGACACTTCGCCGGTTAAGTCTGCTATGTTTTTAGACATAGCTGACTCCCTGGCAGCAAGGTTTGATTGTACTTCTTCTTCCAAAGCCCTGACCGGCTTGCCGCCTGTCCTTGCTTCATACTTATCATAATAACTAGGATTCTCGGCATATGCTCTCAAAGATTGCCTTTGGTCTGGCCTAGATTTGATGAATCCCACACCGCCAGCGATAGTCCTTGGAGCACTTAAAAACGGTGGCAAAAGATTCAAAGCTGTTTCCACGTTGAAACCCAAAGATTCCGGTCGTGTTGCAGCTTGTTCGGTTATTCCTTCGCCAGAACCAACATACGGAATCGGAGCCTTTAAAAGACCGCCAGCCATTTGACCGCGACTTTCATATGCTTCCGTTGCTGTTGGGTAGATTTGTCTGAGATATCTATCGTATTCGTCTCGCTTTCTCTTGTGTTCTTCAGCAGATTCACCAGAGATAGCACCAGCAATCGGGTCAATCACATATTCCTGCAGAGTTTCAGGAATTGGAGCCAGGTGCCGCATAGCCCTGACTGGAATTACAACATTCTGCTCATAGAGACGGCGACCAATGCCAGGCATTTCATAATTTGCAGGTGCCTCTTGTGGTTCTGCCTGTTGAGAAGTGGGAGCATCATCATTATCCCAGAAAGACTGCGCACCGCTTTTTGTTTGTGGGATTTCTTCGTCATCCCAAAATGAATTAGCCATTATGGAACCACCTTTCCGCCTTTGGATATATAATAGTCCTTTTTGCTTTCTGGAACCGGCCTGATACTACCATCTGGCGCTTGTATTTTTATCATACGACTATCGCTTTTAGTCTGGTATCCTGACAAGGTTCCATTTTTTTCAAAATAACTAGCTTTTTCTTCGTTTCTAACTGCTCTGGTGTTTAAATCAGCAATAATTGATTTAACGTTTTCAATGTTTTGCTCTAGTGGCAAATTAATATTAAAAGCTGTTCCTAATACTGCTGCGCGTTCCCCTTCGGTCGGGTTAGCGCCTGCAACAGCTTTTAATGTTCCTATTACGGCATTCTCTACCTTTTTCTGTATCATCAACCCTTTTGGTGATCTTCCTGGTTCTCCTAATACCTTGTATTTTCCACCTTCCCACCGGCCACTGACATCACTACCTTGACCAGCAGTTTTAGCAGCATTCATTTCAGACAGTGCTTGTTCAAGTATCTTCATGTTTTTGTCGTAGTCGGATCTTCCGCTTACTGTCCAATCGTTGTAATCCTTGGCGTAATCCCTATCAACAGCTTCATATGCCTTTGTAGGTTTTGCACCAGGAGTACCAGGGACACCAGGAGCAGCACCAGGTTTGCCAGCTTGAACAGCTTTAGTCTTAGCTTGAGTCAGCGCGATTTGCGCCTTGATATTGTCAATCTCTGCTTGCGTCTTTGGCGCAAGTTGAGCAGTTTCGCGTCCTGCCTTGCTTTGTTCAGCATCAAACTTTCTGCCCTGAAGCTGCAGACCGGCGTCTGCATACCCAAGTTTTGCCATTTCCACACGTTTCCGCAAGTCAGCTTCAGCTTTTGCGCCGTACATCTTAGCAATACCTGCAATCTCTGTTGCCGACATGTTCGGGATATCGCCACCCATATCTTTAGCTTCTTGGGGGAACATGGAGCCAAAAGCATTCTGATAACTGCGAGATATATTGCTTGTTGGGTCATTTTGTGCGTTAGTGATGTCGTAGCCATGCATTTGCTGCAGTTCATCAACGCCTTCGCTGCCAAGTTTCTGTTTCATCAAATAGTCTTTAATTTTAGCTTGCCGAAGTCCCTCTTGTGTCTCAACGTCTCCAGCTGCAGATTTCTTTTGGCTTTCCCAATATCCACGGTCAGAACCAGGGCCACCTCTCGCTGCAGAATGAGCCATGAGCATTCGGTCAATATTGTACCCGGCATCAGCCCATTGGTTTTCATATTTCTGTTTTGCAAGAGCCGTATCAACACCTTTAGTGTCGGCCACTTGAGCATACTTTTGAGCCAAGTAATCTCGTACCAGACGCCTTTGATTACGCTCATCACTCGAGGGATCAATACCGCCTGTTTCATTTCCCATGGACCAATCAATTGGATTTATGTCCGTAGGAAGCGTTTCGTTCGGATCCCTCAAATACTCCTTTGGAACAGCAGAAAGAGCCGGAAAAGTCATACCATTCGGCACATTTTCATTAAGATACTGTATATTTGGATCAATATATGACTTTGGTTCCACGCTTCTCGTATTATACGTTTTAACGGCCATGTTAATACCCCCCATAAGGTTTGTATTCTTTGTCATCTCTTTTCGTAACGTAATCAGTCGGTGCCGGCTGATACTCTGGGTATGCAGAACCGGGGTCGGTTCCACCACTATCCGAGCTTACATAGTCAGAAGCTGGAGTACTTCTTGGTGAGTACGAGCTTCCAGATCGAGACGAAGAATTGGGGTCGCCGCCGCTTTCGCCGCCAAACATATCTTTCCAATTAACACCTTTTGCTGCTTGTTCTGCAAGACCAGCCGCTCCGCCCCAAAGTCCGCTTTGTGCTTTCTTTGCTGTATCTTCGCGGTCACCGTAGTATTTTGCCGATGCCGCGCCAGCGTTAGCGATGCCGCCAGCCCTTGTTGCGCCTGCTTGAAATTGTGCTTGTGGCGATACAAACTTGTTTTGTCGCTCTTGCTCCATTTTAGCAGTAGCGAGTCGATCATAAACGCCTTGTGTCTTAGATTGATTACCCATATCTGCACGAAGCTGATTACCGACGTTAAACTGAGAATTTTGGTTAGACATTTGTGCGTTAAACTTAGCAGCTGTGTCGCGAGCCGCAGCGATTTGAGCTTGCTGGTTAAAATCCTGCTGGCTCATATTGCCGGCGAGAGAAGAAGCCATGCCACCGGCTTGCAAAGCTCTGTCTTGCGCCATACCAGCAACATCAAGGTCACGTTGTGCCTGCCGGTTTGCTCCGCTTTGCTGTGCCTGCAGCATCTGAATCAAATTCATATTGCTACTAGCTGTGCCTCTAGCCTGCGCGCCTTGCATGATTGCAGCACGCTGAGACTGCTCTTTTGCCGATTCTTCGTTGGATATCCGGGCAAGGTTTGCTCTATCTGCAGCATTCATGCCGCCGCTGTTTCTGAGATCTTCAAGAGCCGATAGTTGGGCAAGTTGAGAACTCTTTAACCTTGGGTCTACAGCTATATCGCCGTAGGCGGTTGGACCGATCCTTTCCAGAGCCGCAGTTTGAGCAGTGACATCACCTGCCTCGTTTGGACCAGTATATTCTACTGGCTGGTAGTCTGGGACTTGCAGTCCCCTGTATGCATTTTGGCCTTCCGTTAATCCTTCTTCAGCAGCATCACGGTCTTTAGTCGGGTCATAGAAAAACCCGGAAAGCGGAGTTGAATTTAAAAAATTAGCCATCTTTTATCCCTTTATGTTATCCGAGTCGTCTTGTAAGCCATTCGCTGCCCTTATTGACATTTTTTGAAACTGGATTGTTCTTTGTATAGTAAAACATCCCTTCTTGCGCTTCTTTTCCAAGTCTCCCAGGTTCACTACGCTTATAAGCATCGGTGGTCAGCCCGGTGGGGAGTGGATTCAATAACCTGTCGGTGTCAGGCATTAATCCATCAAAAACCGTTTGAGAATCAGATTTATTTCTAAAACTATCTACAGCAGGAGCAGGTGCTTGAGCTGGAGTAGGTACTTGCGATGGAGTAGTATAACTTCCAGCACCAGCCCCAGGCTGCATTGCTGCAATTTTCTGTCTTTTCGTAGCTAGATCGGCAAAGTATTTGTTAGTTTCGCCTGCCTTATCTCTAGAAAGTTGAGCAGCGTTTTCCCATTTTGCAGCATTTTCTTTGCCAGCAACAATTTGTTTTTGTACGCCAGTCTGAGACTTATTGAGCCAGTCATTGACCTGACCCCATTTGCTCTGTGTGTCTTGAATAATGTTTCTTCCTGGCCCTTGCATCGCTAATGCTGTGCTCAATCTTTGTTCGCCGGGTGTGCCCTTAAACTGCTCGGTAAGCCCTGATTCTGTCTTGTTTGCACCAAGTCTTTGCCCTAGTTTTGTTGCAGCATCCTGCGCTGGCTGATAGGATTTTACGTCAGCAAAACCATTAATCATGTCACCGCCGCCAAACTTTGGAACATTTTCTTTAAACTGCGCGGTTTGTCCCGGCTGAACGCCAGCTGTAGAAACATTATATAGCCATGTTCCAGCAACGTTTGAATCATATTTCGGAACATTTGAAACAGCAGCACCTTCTTTTTCAAAGTCATTTATCTTACCAAGAGTTTCTTGTCCCATTTTCTCAGTGTCCTGAGAAATAATCTGGCCAGCTTGCGCTGATCTTTCCGGGCCTTTTAGATATTCCTGAATGTTTGTAAAACCAGAGCCCGGACCTTGTCCTTGTGTCTCCCTTGGCGATGTCTGTTGCGCACCGCCGCCGCCAGCATAGCCGCCACCGATATAAGATGTTCCGCCGCCCACGGATCGAAACATATTTTTTGTTTGATCTTCCTCGTCATTTGTTATTGCCATGTTTCACCCCGTGAATATTGCAAGTGTTAAATCATATGTTTCTGTTGAAGTTGGCGTCAAACCAATCAAGTTTGTAAGCCTGAGCCCTTTTCTTGTGTCATATTCCCATTGTACCTGAACAGCCGCCGCGAGAACCACAGCTGTGTTGTCTGTTCTAACTATTCTGCCGATATGCATGGAAATTGGTGCTTGTGGGATATTCCAGCCAACTGAAGCATAGTCAAGAGCCGTTGGTACTCTGTTCAGAGTCACTGTTTTTATGTCAGCTGCCATGTTTTGACGTAAAGTAATCCCTCGATTCAGCGATATAAATGTACCATCCATGAAATTGTTAAGAGGGATGAACAGCTTTGATATCCACTCTTTCTGCTCGATAAAATCTTCGACCAAAAGTCGTCTAATCTGTGGTAGTTCACTCATACTGTGTTCCCCTGATGCCACACCTTCTCACTTATGTTGTTGCCAATCAGACTAATCCCTTGTATTGCCCACGGTGAAAATGCTACTTCGTGCGCAAAGCCGATGGAAAGGAACGATCCCCTCTGATGAATTCGCGGCACCATGACACGAATTGGCCTTCTTCGAAGTACACCGCCGAATGGAGCAGAACCCCACGGAAAATTCCCCCAAGGAGCAGGATATGATCCTGTGATTGTTTCGTATGATGTTGATGGACTAGCATCAGTTGCAAAGCTGACTTCAGCTGTACCGTAAAAGTCGGCCAGAAACATAAAAGTTGCCTCTCTGACCTGTTTATTCATTCCAGGATTCTGGAACGTGGCAGGAACCCACTTCATTTCAGTCTCAATTGGAGCCAACAAAACCGCACTAGATAATGTAAACCTGCATTTATATGCAACATCTAGCGTAGTTGTGCCAACCGTCTCGATTGTTCCCCAAACTATAGAGTTAGACGGCGTGAAAGTCGCGTTATTTGAAATCAGTCCTTGATCGGTAAAATCTATCGGCGTTCCGGCAATAGCTAGATCATAGGTATCTGCTAACTTGAACACGCTTGCACTCATCTTGATAACCCAATAAGTTCTAGCACTGAGGCCAGCAGGCAGAGCGGCCGGAGCAGTCAATGCTACTTGAGTCCCTGTAAAATAACCGTGAGTCGCTTTTGTAATTTCATTTGTCGTTTCGTTAAATCCACCACCAGCACCCATGGCGACAGTCTGCACCGCGAACGTTGGAAACTGCGCGATGATTTGCCCAACAGCATAACTGGATGCATTTGTCACGGTGACTGTCTTATTTGACACGCTAGAGACTGTTTCCGTTTCGATGTAATCAGAATAGTCGTAAATCGTCTTTGTTTTGCGCTCGACATCCAGGTATTTATCATCAGGATCGCCAAGATAGATAAGATCATCATACGGATTCACACCACCGCAATTCTTGCCCAAAGTGCCATGCGTCCAGTTGTTCGTGATAGTGTTGTACCGATAATATTGTGTTGGTCTAGTGTCTGTTGACGTTGTTGGCAGGTACAAATAATAGGCACGTTGGCTTTCTGACGCGAAAGCGAAGCTATGTAAAGCGAGAACAGTTGGGTTTATCTGAAGAAGTTTCAAAAGATCTTCTTCGATTGGTCTTGACATAATCGTTACGCCGGTTTCAGAAATTGTAACGACTCCTTGCGTAGTCATCGCAAAGATCATGTTATTAAGCACGCAAGCAGTATCGGGAGCAATGATGTTTGCGGTTGAGTCGAGTAATGCAATCTGGAAGTTAGAAGGATCCGTACCCCAAAAACGATAAACACCATCTTCTTTGAGCACAAAAAGGCTATCTCTCAGAGGAAGAATTCTTAGAGTTCTTTCGGTCTTGCTGCCTGGATACCAGCGCGCCGATAACGTAACGCTTTCAGGTTCAAGAGCTTTAGAACAAGCAAGACCGTTGGGCGAAACATCCGCAGATGAATACTGAACAGATCCGGTTGTAGGAAGCGGAGGAATCCAAACACTCTCTGCTGTACTCGTCACAGAAAAAGCAGACCCACCGACAGCATAAGATCTAATCATAAATTTTCCAGGTAGATCATTTGCACCAGAAAGATACGTTGCGTAATAACTTTTGTTGCTTGAGTTAATGAGTTCGACAAGGGATTGCACTGATAACCTTGTGTTAATAGCATCTGCTTCAGCTGAAGCCTTGTACCAATTCGGATCATCTTTATCATCATCGAGATTATAATTATCACCGTTAATTGTAAGTTTTGTGTTGAGTGCTACGTTTGCAATGCTTGGCAACGTAATTATTATTGATTGTTGTTCAGCGATATCAGCGTAAAGCATGAAATCCCTGTAAATTGTAATATCGTTTGCTTTCGGCGGTGGAAAGTTTGCAGCAGCATCACCTTGTTGCGACTCGTTTGTATATAGAGCAGCACCAAGACGCAACGTTTCAATTGTCAAGTCTTCAAGACCAGTTATTTTGCGTGCAGTTATTTGCGCACCAGAGGGATAAATTTCTAAAACTTGACGATATTCCTCACTGGGTGTTCCTGTGACCTGTTCAGTCCGATAAACCTGCAAATAATGACTTGTTGTGATGCCAAATGGGATCCATATCTTTAAGACAGTATTGCAGTTAGAGCCAGCAGTATAAACGACTCTACCAGAAGGTGCACTGCTGTAAGTATTTCCGTTCTTGTCTTTAAAGCCCCAAACGGTGCGGTATGCTACGCTTTTACCAGATGTGAGCCACTCCAAAGTGCTTGCTGCTGTAATAGTGCCTAAGTCCAAAGCTTGCGGTATCCCCACACGAACCGGCGCGCTATCTCTGTCGTCAATTCTGTTTACGCCATCATCACTGGTTAAATACAGGTTTTGTTTAGCTTGCGCTGACCTTGTCTTGACTGTCGAAGCTGGTGGGTTAAAAGATGCATCGATAGACGCAAAGCCAGTTGTTGGATTGAAATAGACCAGTGAGTAAGTTGATCCTGTCAATACCTGTGCAATGATTGTATCATCATAAAAGAATATTTTCTGTGCTCTATCACCGGCAGCTAGAAAATCAGCCCTACCTGCTGCGCTGGCTAAATATGTAAACCCTCTTCGTGGTTCTGCTATGCTGTCTCTGTCAATCACAATATTGTCAGCAACAGCAAGCGCGCCTTCAGGAACAGAAGAAAAGTCATTTGGGAACGTGTAAAGTCCCCTGATTTTTGTTGTAAGAGATTGACTCACCAGTTTCTCCAATCTGACTTAACTTTTTTAAGTCCCCATTGATCCCTTGGAGTGATTAATTTTAAGGCGTTGCTGCCATATTCAGCAAGTTTGCTGCGCGCCTTGTCCAAGCCCGGATCGCTAAGAGCTTCAAGCAGCTTGACCACGGTTGACTGTGCCAGAAGTGGGAAGAATTCGCTTAATATCTCTGGTAAAGGAGTATATCCGGCTAGAGACAGCCAGTCATATTTTGCAACGGCCAGCGTTCCCTCTCTATTAAGTGGTAGTGTCCCAAAGCTGATTACATTGCCAGCTGATATCTGAACAATCTCAGTATCGATTCCGTATGGACTATGCGGAGTGTTGTTGTTAATGAAATCAACTTTCATTCCTGCAGCCCAAGAGCTCGGATACGAGGAGACTGTTACCGTTCCTTGTGTTTGATCCAATGACACAATCTGAGCACAGTTGATCGTTTGTTCTAGCAGAGACGGCCTTTGGAAGTAACGGACCCGGATTGTACCAGACGAGGAGCTCGGAGTTGGATAAACGACAATATGGTCATTTTCAAAGTAGAACCCCTTCGGGTACATACCTGAAACAGTTGTCGCCGCTGCGTGCGGATCAAACGGCGTTAGAGTTGTGACACTCTGATTGATTATAAACTGAACAACAGAAGCGAGACCACCCACTGCTCTTGTTGGGATTGCATACATAGCCTGGTTTGCCACCATTGGATAGTCAACGAAAGTTTCATAATATTTTTCGCGAGCAGAAAGAATCATGGGAACTATGGATAGTTTTAGTTCTTCACTCGCAATCATCAGAATATTATCAGCCGACAAAGTGCCTTGGCTTGCATCAGGGAACATGCCGCGAACCCTGACTGATTTTATTAAGTCTGTTGTGGTATAAGCGGACATGTTAGCCCCTTTTATCTGCAATAACGGTTATAAAGTTCTTCGATCATTTGCTTTTCTTCTGCTGAAATGCCGCCGCTTTCTTCCAGAGCTTCTTCTTTTGCTTCTTCAGCTGGAAAAAGCTGTTCTTCTTTTTCTTCAACGCCTTCGTGTCCTGCTTCTTTCATCAGGGATCCAAGTTTGTCCATTGGCTCAACTTTGGTGACAGACATTTCTGCAACAACAGGTTTCTTGCCAAGTTTGTTTTTATCGAGTGAATCTACTTCACCAAGCAAATCAGCAAGTGCTTTCGATTTTAAGTTTTTTTGTTTTTCATTCAAAAACATGTATGTTCCTTTCTTTTGTTATTTTTTATCTTTTTTTACCAACGACTCGACTATAATTTTAAGGTCATCTATTATTTTCTGCTGGTCTTGTATTGCTTTAACCAGGACTGGTATCATCTCATCTTTACCAAGATGTAAATAACCATTAGGTGCTTCATTAACGCACCTTGGGAAAACCTTTTGAACTTCTTGGGCGATAAAACCTTTGTTGTCTACAGACGAGCCGGATTTCCAATCAAATAATACGGGTCGGAGTTGTAAAATTTGTTCCAGACCATAATCAGCATCTCTGATGTTTTCTTTAAGTCTAATGTCTGATGCTGTTGCTATTTCTAGGTTGTTCGACGCATTATTCCAAATATACCCTTGGTCAGTAGTATCAGTCGTAAAATTCAGATAGTAGTTGGATGTAGTATCTCCCCCAGTTATTTTTCTTACTATCGCTACTACTCCGGCAGCGTTAGAACTACTTCTTATTTCGTGAGGTGTTGTTAGCCCAGTGGCTGGCCCTATTTGCATGGCCCCAGCACTAGTCACAGTAAACATTACGGTAGTGCCATTGCCCTGCAGGGTCCAAGCATCTGTACTATTTGAATACTGCAAACGGCCTTTTTCTGTAGTTTCATTCAGTGCGACAAGTGCTGTGGACGAATTGCTTTTTGCATCTAACCTAATATTGGAACTTCGGTTATCAGATTTTATAAGTATAGAACACCCGTCTGTTGCTGTGCCTGTATTTGATTGATTTCGGACGACAAGTTGGTTAGCTGGTGAAGCCTCCCCTATGCCTACGTTGCCTCCATAGGGTTGAAGTGACATATTGGATGCTGCCGAACCTGATGCACTCATCTGTATGTAGGGAAAATCATTTGGCCCAGAACCAAAGGCTAAAGAATAGCCAGATGTGGATTTTGGGACTAGAGTAACTGCTGCGGCCGAATAAGATGTTGCCAAGTCGGATGCGTTTGCTGTACCTCCTGTTATTTGTAGTCGACCGTTTGGAGTCACCGTACCTATACCTACGTTACCGTCTTCTGTGATGACCATTTTGGTATTAGCTTCAGTTGTGGGGTCGCCGCCTGACGCTTGAGGTGTTACGCCAAACATCAGCTTATCTTTTGTGTCAGTCGCATCATAAAAATGAGAGACTCCCGATGCTCGGTTGCCAGTAGTTCCGTCCCAACCTCTGGATAAAATAAAGGTACCTCCAATATAATCAGAACCAGAAGCAATAGCCTGATGCATATGTATTTTAGAACCTGGGATATTAGTACCAATTCCTACCCTATCCGTACTTGCATCTGCAAAAATAAGATTGGCGTCGGTGTCCCCCTCTACTCTAAAATCTTTATCGGCACCGGCTTCATTGAATATCGCCGAACCGTGAAATACTACATCGCCAGTATCCCCGACAGTAGGCCCACCGCTTGTGTATCCTTGGATTCTTTTGCCTGTAGTGCTGTCAAATCTAGCTATTTCATTATCTACGCTAGCACTGATACCTACAACGTCTCCTGCGCCTGTTGGAGTATCCCAAGTAGTATTACCATCGCCGTCTGTCTTAAGGTACTGTCCTGCGCTACCATCATTATCCGGCAAAGTTAATTCCCAATTACCCGCTAAAGTTGGTGAGTTTATAGTAATTTTGTTAGTACTTGCACCCGGATCTTCGATTGTTAAAGCTGTCTTTACAGATAAAGTCTCTATCCCTGTAACGTTATTAGAATCGTCTATTATTACGCCAGAACCCTGTACAACTTTAACATTAGTGCCGTTAAATCGCGCAACTGAATCGTCTGTTGATGAAGCTGGCCCAGTAACAAAGTCGCCAGCTTTTGATCCACTGTCTTTTATCAGTTTTCCAGTGGTTGCGTCAAAAGATGCTAGATTTCCATCAACAGCACTTGCTGGGCCAACAACTTTTGTTCCCAGCTGTGTCTGAATAGCACTTGTTACGCCGTTTACATATCCGATTTCCGCTGCTGTTGTTGTAGATGCAGAGACAACACCAGATCCGTCCGACACAAGAGCCCTGCTTACTGTAAGTGCTGCCATTTTTGAGAAGGCTACAGCAGCTGAAGCACTTACCATCGCATTAGTTATTGCAAGAGCTTTAATTGTTAAACCGCCCGACTCATCAGCTTTAACTTCGCCAACATTGTTTGTGTTGACTGGCGTAGCCTGGTTTGATGAATTACCAACCATAATATAATATCTAGTGAGTGCAAGACCTGGGATTGTTACCCATTCAAGTTTTCCAGACGAATTTAATACTACAGTTTGACCTAAGATCCCATCCGCGTCAGGAAATTCAATATCGTAATCTGCCGATGGGTCACCCTTTAGTGTTATTTTATTAGTTGTTCCAAGACTAATTCCGCCTGATGTAACAATCTCAGTCGAACCAAAATTACCATCAGTTTTTGATGCTGCTATAGCAGCGTTTGTAGCGATATCAGCATTAACAATCGAGCCAGTTAATGTGAGCTTTGCATATGCAATTTCTCCGCTGCCAACCGATAGCTTACTATATGCAATTGCAGCAGCTGCAGCGATATTAACGTTCATAATGTTTGTAATTGTGTTATCTGGTGCATTTATAGTTTTTGTCGTCAATGTTTGCGCCGTCGAGACATTAACAAGAGCAATAGCATCCCATGTTAGCAGATTTGAAGCATCTGGCTTCAAAACCAAGTCTTTATTGTTGGCACTTGCACGCCAAGCAATAGCATCAGCATAAGCAAGCCTTAAAACGCCAGCAAGGGCTGGTGTTGCTGTTTTTGTTTTTAGATAAATAGCAGAAAGCCCATAAGCTGCACCCAAGTCTAGATCGGAACCGGTTAAAGCCCACGAACCACCAACTTTTGTCAGCATTCCACTAGGTATCGCAATTAAAAATTCTGATACCGCATCTCCCCAAGCTACGTCATCCGTAGCAGGGATAGTATAGGTAACTCCGTTGTATACAATGTTTGTTGACATATAAAATCCCCGCTTTGGATTAGTATTGTTTACCGTACAGTGTCGCCGTTACGGTCAGAGCGCCAGCTGGTATAGTCAAAACAAGCTGGAGATATTTGTAAAACTTATCAAGGATAGGAAGCAGCTTCACAACACCAGCTGTAAAGTTACCGGATCCAACGCTAAGAGTTACATAGTTAGTGCCGTCGTTTGATGCATAAAGATCAATCGCACAAGTGCCAAGAACAGCAGGAGTGATTGTTTGAGTGTCACCAACACCGCCGCCGCTTGTGATGTTGACAACGGTGCCAGCAAAAGCATTTGCTACGCTTGTTGCAAACTTGATTGTGTCTTTATCTATCTTAACGATGTAATAAGTTCCTGTCGTAAGACCGCCAGGAGCCGCGCCCGATGTCGTTGTCACTACTTTAACGCCAGTTAAATAGCCATGGTCAGCTATTGTCACGGTGTTATCATCAACGTCAACATCGGTGTCAGTAAAAGTTTTTTCTGCTGGTGTTGCATCAACACAAACAAGCTGAATCGATCCCTGATCAAAGTCGTTCATGTTAAATTCATAGGTATCGTTATAAGTAAAGGTTTCTGCGTTTATCAACACATCATTTCGAGTAATAAGCATAAGCCCCCCCTTATAGACCCCGTGAATAGGTTACAGGAGCAGAGTTCGCACCGCCAGCACCGCCAGCCATTGCAGCTGCAGAAAGTCCGTAAGCAGTAGCGTCCGAAGTCGCCATAGCAAACAAGTTTCCAACAACGCCAGCTTGATTTGCCGTTACAGTAACAACACCCAAAGCACTTGTCGCGCTAACATAGATTTTAAGAGTAGCAAGAGCATTGATACAAGCAGCAAGGTTAGTAGCGTCAGCTGTTGCACTAGATCCAATGTTAAACTGGGCACCAGTAGCACCAGATGCTTTTGCTGTGATTGTGATGCCGCAAATTGTTACGGTGTCGTTGGCGTCCAAGTTTGTGTGAGTGATTGTAATCGTACCAGCCGCTCTAACAGCCGCAACAGTAGATTTCTGTGCAATCACAGAACCGCTAATTGTTCCAGCCGCGAGCCTTTTGAAAAGTCTTTCCAGTGCAAGACACTCCCCTCTTGGATCAGTAGAAGAACGGATATAGTCGTTCAACTCTGCCCTGGAAGCGTTGACTGTCAAATTCAAAGAAGCAGTCATTTGTTTCCCCTTTCAAAGAGAAAAGGGGAGAAGGACAAGCCTACTCCCCTAGCGTGGAGTTAGATTAAGAGTTAACGATGCCAGTAAACTTCACAGCCATTGCTGGTCTGCTTAGGAGCACAGCAAATTCTGCGCCTGCTCGGAGACTGTATCCGGCGTAAGAAGGAATTTCTTGAAAAAACTCGTCGGTCTTGCCTGGACGCTGGAAAGAAAGCTCTTTCGCGCCGACTCGTGACAAAAATTTGGGTGGTAGCAAATAAGCCTCGCCTTCCTTGACGATATTGTTCACCATAACGGTGATCTTTCCGTTTGGACCGGCGTAGCAGATGCCCTCTGCACCAGTGTCAGACTCTTTAGACGAGTACGAGGAGTCGTACATTCTAAGAGCGGCCTGATCACTGTTCAGGTTTTGATATGTCGCGGCAGAAACCATCAAAACAGCATCAGTATTAAGACCACCAACTGAAACCGCAAGAGCAGTACCAGCAAGAACCTTTGCCATGGTCAGCGATGCGCTACCGCAAGCATAGGTTTGGCCTTGCCAGAGAGGATAGATTGTTGGGTCGATACCAAAGTAAGTAGCACCGCCAACGATTTGTCTCTCAAGTCCGACCATGTCGTTGGTGTAAGAACCTTTTGGAACGAAGAATACTGTGTAAGATGCTTTTGCAGTATCAATGTTTGTTGCCAGCTGTGCAGAAGCGCAAGTCATGGTGATTGTGCGAGTCGATGCAACAACTTTGGTAACTGTGCAAGTTACGTTAGCTGTATCGGTGATTTGTGTGATTGTACCGCTGTTGTCTTGATATGCTTCAAGAACAGCACCAACAGCGCCACCCCAGATGCCGCCAGACCATTGTGCTTGATTAATCACAACAGTTTGAACAGTTGACGCTGCAGAAGTTGAATAAGCAGTTCCCCAACCGGTGGTAGACTTGCCGTACAACATAGAAATTTCGAGGTAGCGAGCAAGAGAATCATACATGACGCGAGCTCTCAAGGTAGCTTCTGTCAAGAAGGTTTGCTTGCTGTTCGCCATTCTATTTGCAACGGATTCTGAGATTTGAGTTAAAAGGATAATTGGGGAAGCATCAACCTCGATCTCGTCATATGCCGCAGCACTTGCACTGTTCAATGCAAAAACTGTGCCATCCCCATAAGTTACACCATTCTCATGGCTTAACTGCACAGGAACCAAATATTTTCTACCCTCTTTGGTAGCTTCTGTAATTTCAGGAATCAGTTTCATTAAAACTGCGTTTTCGGGGAGCAAAGTTTGCGCTTTGTCTTGGATATACTTGAACTGTGAATTTAAACTTGTAAGTGTATTCTCACCAGCCATGATATGAACCTTTCATAAATTTTTTTGATAATATTTTACGACACAAAACTATTTTGGGTTTTGCTCATTCTGGCTTGTCGCTAGGTTGTCCCGAAGGGAGCCATATGCGAGGCTATTGAATTGGCTTGTCCTCTAATACATATGGTTAATATGGTTAACGCCCCATCAAACTTTTCATGACGTCGCGTTCCCAGTCTTTGCCGGATAGCTTTCTGACAGGTTCACTCTTTTGCATTCCCTTGCCGGGAACGAAAGTATGCCCCTCTTTTGGCGTGGTAGTCTTGAGGCGTTTCAGGTCGGACGTGCGTATTTTTTTAGCAGCATCATCACCAAGCATTTTCAGTAGCGCATCACCGTCTACCGTTGAAAGCAATTCTTGGATATCTGCCATGTAGTCAGCCCTTACAGCATCGATGTATTCAATGGGATCCCTGTCGATACCAGAATCGATGTCAACTTTCATATATTCAGCTATTCGTCGGACGGTTCCTGTAGTTCGTGGGAGTCCGCTAGAAGCAAGAGCTTTGCTGATTTTCTTATCATACTCGTCTCTATAATATTCATGCTCTTTAAGTCGCTGTTGTTCAGTCTCGGACTTTGCTCGTTCCGCTTCTTGCGCTTCCAATATCTCAAGACGCCTTTCCTTCTCTCTTTGGGCCTTTTCTTGTGGAGACATTTGTTCATCCTGCAGCTGCTCCCAAAGGTAGTCTTCGGCGACTTTGCGGAAGTCTATGCCTAAGTTTTTGTCAGCAAGCACTGACTTAGGGTTTTCCCTAAGCCGCTTCATAAAATCGTCTGCCTCTTTTTTCAGCTTAGCAGCTTCCTGCCATGTTTCGGTAGCAGCTGCGCCTTTTTGCGCATACTCATGATACTTGGTTTCATCAACGTCTATCTCACGGCCTTTGATCTTCAGCTTTTTGTATGCCGCTGCCGCTGCCTTCTCTGCCTTCTGCTCTGCGCCTTCCTTCTGCTCTGCAGGTTCCGCAAAGGCAGGGTTGACGCCAGGTGGAACGGATCCACCTGTTGATTCTGGTGCGGTTGTCTCTGTGCTTTCCATTATTGTGGCACTCCTTGCAATTGTTGGTATGCGTTCTGTGTATTTTGATCAGCATTGGGTGGAAGATTCGGCATTCTGGGTGGCTTTACCTCGCCTGCTGCTTGCTCCATTGGGGAAGCGGGATTTGCCATTTGGCCCATCCCTTGCTGCTGTTGGCCGGGCATTGGTTGTGGCATTGGTGCCATAGGCATAGGCAACGGTTGTTCACCCATCATTGCTAGCAGAGCAGGGTTGACTTGCTGAATTTGCATGTTGAGATTGATATGCTCTTGGATATGCTCAAGAACAAGTGTGATCAGCTGCGCATCTTTCCTGGCGTCCGGATTTGCAAGGATTGCTCTGTGCTCCAAGACATGCATTTTGTGATCATCAATGATTAGAGCAATAGGCATTTTGTGGTCCCGCAGATCTTCATTTTCTGCCTTGACAAGTAAGATTTCGCTCATCTCTGACTCATAAAGCGGATCAATATTACCAGTAGCAACAACGGTGATATATTCCCTGGCGTTTCGGATCAGACCAGTGTTGAGCAGATTGTTAGCAATCTCCATTTTACCTGCATGTGTCTTAGACAAAGCACTCGTTTGCTCCACAACTACACGGTCAATTCTTGCCAAATCTTTGCCAAGATACGTTTTTTGAATGGGCCTATTAAATTTACCAGCGATGATTGCCTGTTTTTTAGTGGTAACAAAGTCCTGCAGAGTATGCAGCAAACCAGAGCCAAGTCCTTCCTGCAGCTGGTTATAACTGTTTTGCATACCTGACATGAAAGTAATCGCTTGGGATGCCACAAAAGCCAAAGATGTACCTGATTTTAGGTTTTCTGGTGTTTCGCCGCGATTTACCGCACTGACACCCGACAGGGTCTCCATGATCCCTTCAAGCCTTTGAATAAATGCAAAAACTTCTTGAGGAGTTGACAAAAGTTCGAGTACTTCTGGTTTTACAACTGATTCAATCAAATTCAAACCGCCAGCCATTTGATATTTCTCGACTTGGTTACCTGGCGGCGACCAAAAGTTTTGCATACCAGCTGCCAGCTGGTTAGAGCAAATAACGGAGTACAGCTTATCAACCATTTGTTGGATGCCAAGCAGGTCGAACGCCACAGTATAACCAAACGGTGAACCGAGCAGGTTAGCAGCACAGATTCGGTAGATTGGCATTGTCTTAAACGCCAATGGACCATCAAAAAGAACCGTACCATCCTGCAAGAACACTGTAAACCTACCATCAGGAACCGAAGGTGTCTTTTTATGAATGAATTCATACACGTCTATTAACTCGGTATGCTTGGTGCCAACACCCGCAGCAGGAATGATCTTTGTGGGATCCACGTATCGCTTACCGCTTGTGATGTCTGTCGAGATGTTAAGGATTTCTTCTGCGACTTGCGGGTACTTAACGGCTAGATCAAACCTATTCTTGACGTCATGACAAATGTACCAGCTACAGTCGTTTGTTGTCTCGGTTGTGTCGCGGATAACGTCGAATGGCGTATAAGTCTTGAACACAACATCACCATCGTTTGTTACCTGGCCCATCTCATCAACAGCATACTCATTGCCTGCTTTCGCATCCCAGTCAATCCTAACATATGATTCGCCAAATATCAGACATGTTTCAACAGCATCCCGGATATACCTTTCAAGGGATCGCTCTTTCATGTAGTAGTCAACAATCCCATCTCCCAAATACGCTTGGGATATAGATTCGCTGTCGCTGTTAGTCGCCCGGCACTTGAGCGCTGGCCTTTGCTGCGTTGTGAGTACCAGCAAGTGAGTCATCAGGTTTCGGAAATGGTTCACCTTGATGCTTGCAACTTCGCCTTCGGATCCACTTGCTCTAATCCGACCAATTGCGAAAATACCGAAACCTGAAAGTGCGGTATCTTCTACAAGACCATAGTATGAGTAAAAAGATCGCCGCCATAAATCTACAAGCGCACTAGAAGTTAGGTAAGAGTAGTATTCGGACACTCTACCGGATAGTCTGTCGCCAATCTCATCAATCGGCACTGCTGCAAAATATTCTCTATCATTTGAATAATCTACCATGTGATCTTTACCTTACTGTAAAAAGAGAACGGAATGCTTCCGCGCTCTTGGTTCTTTTTGGGTTGCTTGTGTCAATATAGTGTGTATGAGGAGAAGCACCGTTGTAAAGAGGAAACGGGTTGCTTTTTACTGCATGTCGGAGTCCATAAGCAAGTGCCATAAATGCGTCCATGTGGCCCATTGTGCTGTTTCTGTCTAGATCTGTTCGCTGCTTGTTAAATGTTCCAGAACGTAGCGTTCTGATGAGTAGCTTACACTTTGGTGATATCTCGACCTCGCACCTGGCAAGAGCCACTCGCACCTGATTGACTGTCGTTTCGAGCTCATCCTTGCGCGGAAGTGCGACCGGATAGTTATGCTGCTGCATGAAATCCACCCGAAGTTGTCCATCCGAATCCACATACCGCGCCACAAACTTGATTCTCGGAGGCGAGACATATCCGGATTCCATGGCTTTCGCGCCACTGACCATAGTTGCTGAGCCGGTGTCTGGGTCATATGCTCTCTCATCAAGTACCATGACCTTTGCACGCGAAAAGTCATACCCCATAAGAAGGAACGCTGATTTATCTCTGACTCCACCAACATCACCCCCAACCCAGAGATTGCAATACTCCGGTAACACACATTCTCTAACGTGAACATGCTCGTCAAATTCAGGTGCTAGTATTATAGTTGAATCCCTGATTTGTTCACACAGATATTCACGTTTAAAATCCACTGTATGTTCACCACCGCACATTTTCACACAAGAGTCATACTGCTCTTTGCTAAGTTTCTTGTTGTCATGGATTGTAAACTTAAAAAATGCTTCCGATGCCTCGGCTTCTGGAACAGTCTCAAGAGCGAATGGGTGGTCTGGAACCTTTGGGAGTGTTGTCAGGTATATGATTTGAGCATGTTTCGAATGAGTAAGAGCAGGACCAAGGTCAGAGCGAAGAAAATCAAGGTAACTATCGGGATCGGACTCAACGATTTCTTCGATGTAAACTTTGTGCAAAGTCTTGCCGCGCTCTGAACCGGACGTTGTATCAAAGCCACCAAGTTTAAGCTCACTACCGTTACTAAAATACCAAGTATCTTCAGACTTAACCGGTCGGATAAGCCCATCAGGGCAATCCCTCATAATTAGTTTCATTCGCGGACGAACAATAGCGCGTGTTTGCTTGATAGTCGGACCAATAATCATCACGACTATATCAGGATTCCTGAGACAATCTTCTGTTGCTAGTATCGTTCCCAGTACGCTTTTGCCAAACTGCCTAGCACACAGCACGACCACTATTTGGACATCACGCCGCATTTTCCTGATTGTGTGATATATTATTTCTTGCTGCTGCCACAGTTTGTATTGCAGATCGCCAGCCTGCCAGAGATATGCTGCTGCTTGTTGTTGTGTAATATTCGCAGCATTATTCCGCATCGCCTCTCGCTACTTTGATTAAGTCTGTTAGAGAGATGTTTACAGGAGTAGGTGTTTCAACCACTTCGCCTGCTGCATTAACTTCACGATCTTTTAGTTTTGGAAAAGAGTATTCCATCATTCTGAACAGGATTCTTGACTTGTCTTTTTCGTCGAATTTTTCGCTATTATAAAGACTCAATAGTTCTTCAACCAAATCGAATCCCTTTAACTCTAACGATTCGCGGAATGCTAAAGTTAGTTTGTTTATGGAGCCTTTCGGCCTACCTTTTGCCTTTCCTTTTTCGAGGGAAGTTTTTGTCTTAATTCCCATTTTTTTGCCTTATTTTAGTGCTATCTTTTAAGCGTTAAAGCAGTCTTTAATGAATTCAAAGAATGCTCCAAAGTGGTAATTCTTGCTTCAAACTTTTGTTCATTTGTTTGCCTAGATGAATGCCACCGCTTGAATTGATATGACACAAGACACGCAGCAACAATTGCGAAATCCACAAATGATGCGTGTGGCATAACTGTTGCTTTAAGTATCGCAGCAAGCAAAGAGACGTTGGTCAAAGACACAACGCCTTGCTCGTCTGTGATGCGCAGTTTAAACAGTTTGTTCGTCAAGTTTCCCCCAATACCTGCCAACTTCCATGCGAAATCTTTCAGTAATGATTGGCTTGGTGTCTGGCTGTGAAATCTCTGTCGAAAGAACGTTGAATTCATCGTCAACAGTGAGTTTCACATATGCCCAACCACCTTGAACCCTCATTACCGTAAAAGCAGGTATCACTTTTCCAGGTTTGTCTAACTTTGGCTTTGCGCCGCCGCCAGCTTTAAACTCCGTCTTGGACATCTGGTGCTTCCCCCTCTGCTACCGGTTCCGTTGCAGGTTCTTCGGCTGGTTCTTCTGCAGAATCGGGAACCACTTCAAGTTTTGGTTCTGCCGCAAGTTCTTTCGCTTCTTCGACGTTAGCAAGCAATTCCAGAATTCCTACAGATTCAAACAATAGTTGAGAATGTGCGCCAGTATATAGTCCACTGAGCAACAGTTGAGAAATGCCACGAAGGGCTTTGCTCAATTTGGGTTTTGGTGTTTCATCAACTTTGGTGTTTTCTTGCTCTGACATTAGATACCTCATTACAATTATGTATAGACAATTTCATATTAAGTTCTATATACACTTATTGTCAATGAAATCAATAATGTAATTCTCGATATTAAAATCAGGTTCTTCTTCAATAATGGTTAACTCTGTTCTAATACTGTGATTAAAAAGGTCAATTTCTGCCTTATTGTTCCTAGCGTATGACTCTTTTCGCATCTCAGCTGTAACTTTGATGTACTCCCCTGCGCGGTTTGGCGAGCCGTGGTAGTGAATGTTGCAGAAGTCAGCCAGGTACCGGAGCTCCTCATCAGTCAGCTTCGCAAGGTAATCAAAATCCATAGCCCACCTAGTCTTAAGCCGTACCGACCTGCAGCATGTAAACGCTTTCTTGTCCAATAGATATCTCCACGCTATTCTTTCTTACATTATATCACCCAGCTAGTAAAAAGGCACACTTATGAAAGATGCAAGAGAATATTGGATATCAGGCGTTTGCCCTTACTGCGACAAAACCCTATCATTATTCACGGATAACCCAGGTATTACGATGATTTACCAATGTTTGGAGTGTCATCGCGGTTTAACCGTGATTGGTCAACCACTGAACAAAGTCATCATTGAAGCAGGAACCCCAAAACAATGTTTCGGCGAAATGATGCCGATGCCCACAGAAAGGAGCCGATTCGATGCTTAACCGGATCAAATTTAAATTCCAAGGTAGATCCTCAGAATGGTATCATGTGCGCAAATTGCATCTAGACTGGTTCCCGGCATGCTCTGCCTGCAGCAGTAGGGAAAAGCTGGAAGTGCATCATGTTATCCCGTTTAAAGTAAATCCATCCCTAGAATTATCCTCTGACAACTTGATAACTCTTTGCAGCCATTGCCACCTTGTGATAGGACATTTAAGAGACTATAAAATCTACAATTCTAATGTCAGAAATGATGCGAAAGACTGGCAAGCAAAGCGCATGGTCGCTTACGGCAGGAGTAAAAATGAAACTAATAGGGATCGACCCCGGTAAAACAGGCGTAATCGCTGAAATCGACACTGAAGAAAAAATATGCCGTTGGATGCCGCTTCCTTACCGAGAGGATACGGTATTAGATACCTATGCCCTGAAAACGCTCTTTAACCTAAATGAAGCTCATTATATCTATGTTGAGAAAGTCCACGGCATGAAGATTTGGGGAGTCGCCAATAACTTTGCATTTGGCTACTACTACGGCCAGGTTAGATGCTTTCTTGAACCATGGCCATACGAACTAATTGGACCCAAAGGCTGGCAAGCAAAAATCAATGGCTGCCCCAGAGCAGGTAAAGCAAAAGAAATGTCTGCAGCATCATTCCGCAGAATGAACCCGACTCATGGACCAGTTTCAAAGAAAGACGAAGGCATGATTGATGCATTTTTCATCGCCTATTTTGCCGGACTGACTAATCATATAGTTATGCCAAAGGATTTTACGTTTGTTCGAGTTGACGATTTTCTCCATGAGGATCCATTGTAACATCTATCAACGGACACCACTCCGGCATGACCATATAATCATTAAGACCCTTATCCATCGCTTGGCAAAAAGACAACCAAAAGTTGAACATTGGACAATCGAGACAATGTAATTCCTTCATGGTAAATTCGTGCTTCATTCTCATCATTTATCCCAATTTAATGTTACTTTGCTTTCACCAAAAGCAGAAAGCCAACACCAAGTCGGTCTATTCTCTAAATCACCATCGCATTTCATGCCGTTATGACTACACCTATTACCGCTTTCGTCTAAACACATGCAAAGATTTTTTTCATCCATCATTTATCCCAACCGTTATCATCAAGCACAATATTCAGGCTTTTGCCCACTGCCACCACTTCATTTGCTTCATTAATGGTTATAGCCCTATCATCTTCCTGCAGAGATATCAGCCAGTCGATTCTTTCCTCAATTCTCTTAAGTCGTTCTTCAAGAGTAGTGATTGTAATCATATCTTCCTTTTCCTCTACGAGCGGACACCATATTGGCCTATCATCAAGCGAACCTGCGCATTTTTTTTGATAAAGCTGCACCAGTTTCCGCTTTCATCTAAGCATAAGCAATAAAATTGCTTGTCCATATCGAATATATATTTTGTCATACTTCGCACCCAAATTTGATCCAAGAGCACAGAGCCCAGCCGATTGAAACCCCAAGCCCAATGAGTAGCGCCGCAAAGATCCAAGCCACCACCACAACACCGCCGTCTAGCCTGTTACCATCATTTGTTTTGATCTTTGACATGTAACTCCAAAATTTTCTGTTGTAAGTGAAGATTTGGTCTACACTCGTCATTAACCCAACGATATATCGTTTTTTTAGCAACCTTCAACACCCTTGACAAGTGAGCAACGTCCCTTGTCTTTAAAACCTGCTTAACAAGCAGACAAGTATCAATCATTTAACCACCCAACATAAACCTGCGAGATTCCAACATCCGACTTCGTAGTTTTTGCGCGCTCAATCAATTTTACATCTTCTGTAAACATGCCTTTAATTGACATACCTGGTATTCCAAATATAAAAACATCATAATCAGGGATACGGTCGAGAGAAACATAAGCACTCCATCCTAAGTCTTTAACTAGATCTTTCGTGATATCCGTTGTCACAACTTCGCCGTTAAACTTCAGCAGCACTTTCTTTATCACAGTTTTTCCGTAGAGCGCATTAAAAAGCGTATTACTAGAAAGCGCGTAGCCTTCTTTTCCCCGGCTGCCGCAGTGCTGGCATGGGTATTGGTTTGCACAAATGTCACAAAAATAAACGTGTTTTTGCTCGATATCCTGCATGTTTAACTCCATATGATGGGTGTTATTACATGCGTAATACGGCTAGGTTATTATGTCAATAGCTATTCTTACAAAATGGGCAGGTCTCAAGAAAAGTTAATCTCATAGAAATTTCATGTCCGCATTGGGGACAATAGAATTTATCTAATTTGCTATCATACGCTTGATGTTTTGGCTTTTTATTTTTGAGAATTTCACAAAGAAACGCGACTACCAGAAACGATATTGCAAACGACAGAACTAATGCAATCTCTGTTTTAGTCATTTGATTTTCTTCCGTTTCAGAAGGTATGGATGTTCGGGATCAAACTGTGCCAAAGCTTTTGGAAAAGAAATTGCATAGTTTTTTTCTAAGCCATAATCGCATTCTGAGCAAGACAGCTTGTGATAGTTTGACCCACGGATAACGTGGTTTATTTCAGTTGACCCGCATTTCGGACACAAATAAGTTAAACTTTCTCTAATCATTTTTTCTTACCTAAAAAATAAAGGAAAACCGCTGTCAGCAGCGCACCCCATGCAATACCGTTTGCCATTCCGAAAGCATACCAATATAAGTTATAACTGTCCATTTTGAATCCTTTCTTTGGCTCTACATAGCTTTTCTATAGTTATTTTCTCTATAGCTTCACTATCTAAAATTATACATAGCTGATCTATCATGATTTTAACATCAGCGACTTCCCCGCATAAGTCTTGATATCGGTCGCCTTTTTTCCCGCGCCTGAAGTGATTGATTGCGGCGATGAGCTCCCCACATTCTTCTTGTACTTGATTAAGTTGTTCCCAAATATCCCTTGACGCCAGTTTAGCGATTATTTTGCTCTTTTCAGCAGTTTCCATTGCAATTCCTTCACAGCTAGTATATTCCAAATTTCAGTGGTCATATGCCGACTCAATCCCGGCATAGGGAGGTAAGACGCTTCTTATTTTGAGTTCTATCACACTTATCAAGACCACTTTTTTATGCCCGCACCTCAAAATCATGATCATACCGTTGATGACCTATTTTACCACACTTCGAGCATTCATACTGAGCCCACCGCCTACCTACTAATAGTAATGATTTCGAGTAATACCAGTGATGAAAACAACACCTTTGGTGAATCTTATTCAATCTCTTTTTGATAACTTGCCCTATAAAATAGACGACTTGCATCCTTTCCCTTTCCTGTTTTAGAGTAAAACTGTATATACAATATTTTATCACAAATTCAAATGAGTTTCGCGTGAACGATTTGATTGAAAGGTTAATTATGCTAGAAATCAGCAAAAACTTGGCAAAGAGTCAGGCAGAGGAGCAGAAGAACCTTCTTGATACAATTCTGGACGGAGCTCAGAAAGCCGCCCAGGTAGTTCAGAATATAAAGAGTATATCAGGTGGTTCTGATCCAAAATCGATTGAACCACTTTACAAACCAAACAAGGAGCCAGAACCTATGATCAACAAACCACAAATGCCAAGTTTTTTGCAAAAGCCAACAGTCTCAAAGACCGAGCCAATGCTTGGGATTTTTGAAGCAATCAGCAAAATAAGGAGCAAAGTCGATGCTTTGTTTGAGATTGAAGTAATCGGCAAAGCAGATGCCCATGAAATAGCGAAAGATTTGTATGATTTGCATATGGCAGTTTACCAAAACATAGAAAAAAAATAGCACACCATCCGTGGTGTGCTACCGGCTAAGGAGTTGTAGTGAAGTTTCTCCCTTTTATTTTGCCTGACTTGATCTTAAGATCTCAAGTAAAATCGCCGAATTGACTTGCACATTACCGGAATCCTGTGCAGCTTTACTAAGCATGTAGCTTTGCGATACCGGATCAATCGCACTTGTAGCGCGTGCTTCCTCGATATCATACTCAGCTACTCTTTTGTCAAGCACTTGAGCGCACCTTGAGTGAATGGAGTTGTTGCCAGCCATCAAACTTACAAAAGCCTGATTACTTGCACGAGCCTGCAGCCCGATGTCGTTTGCAAATTGCGAATTAATGAGTTCTAAAACACTTGATTCAGCCATGATTTGGATCCTTTCCTTGGAAGTTTAAAACACGCGCGCGTATTATTTCTTGGCTTGTACTTGCCGCAAAATCTCCATCAATTGTGCTGTGCCGATTTGCACGTTGCCGCTATCTGCGTTGCCTTTAGTCAGCCAGAAGCTTTGACTTGTCGGATCGATTGCGCTCTGAGCCCGTGCCTTATCAATATCAAATTCGGCAATACGCTTGTCTATGACTTGCGCGCACCGTGCATGGACAGAATTGATGCCAGCCATATTGCTAATAAACGACTGATTACTCGCCCTTGCTTGGACTAAGACATCATTTGCAAGCTGCTCGCAAACTAAATCATAAGTACTTTTCTCGGCCATGAGAACCCCCCCTTTTAATTAGAAATTGTATATACATATCCTATATAGATCATGTTATTGTTTTACTAATGTCATGTCAATAGAGGAGCATATATGCCTGATTTCGGAAAACTTTATACCAGGATGCCCAAAAGGGTTTATGCCAAACAATGGACACCTTACAGTGTATTGCCATATGTCGAAAACATCTTTTTAGACGTACCGGAACCGATAGCACCGCCCACAGCATTCCAGCCTGAAGATATCGTCAAGAGCCAAGATGTATCGAACTATTTTCAGGCTGTTCCCAAAACAATACGGGTCTGCATTAACGGGACTGTAACGCTAGGTAATGGTGAAAAAATAACGGTCGAGCCGCTTAACTATGTCCTATACTCAGAAGTGAGCCAGGTTCCTGTTGCTGTTATCACCGCCGATGTTTTCAATGAGTCATATACCACGAGATTTGAGCTCTGCCCGATTTGTCTGGCAAAATCCCAAGCACTGCGTGGCGGCGGCACGATTCCCACGTTCGAAGATTTAATCAAAGTGCTAGAAGCTGGAAAGTCACTTACTTTTGAGGATGGTACGGTTATCAAAACCTTTACCGATCTTCAGGAATGGGCAACAAAGCAGGGTGTACAATTGGGATAAAAGTCGACATCCAAGGAATGCCGACACCTAGAACCACGATATTTTGAAGCTGATTAGCTGAAAATCTACCCTATGACTCGGATTGAATCAACTTCTGAATAGTCGTCCAGAAACTATTTAGCTTGCCTATGTCTGTTTCGGCATTTGTCTTTTCCGTTAGATACTCCAAACTTTTACCAGTCTTTGCAACCCAATCGACCCCTGGAGTGTTTAATATCTTGATGATTGCGTCTTTCAACACAACATACTTGCTTGCATCCAAGACGTTCCTAGCTGGCGCTGCTTGCTGCCTGCTGTAGTTTTGTGGAAGTGGCTGATTGGTGCTATCCGGGTCTTTGCTATCATCCTCGGTCGGGATCAGGAAAGTTTGCAGTAGGCACGTCTTTAATGCATAGCTGGCAGTTTTGCCTAACCCTTTGTCTCCGTTTTCAATACACTCACCGCCACAAATGCATTGCACGTATGAGCCATCGATTGCCAAGAACGTGAAACGATACTTTGCGATATGGTGCAGACCACGTCCTTCAATGACTTCAGTGCTGTGTTCCAGGAGCTCTTGTGTCATAAAGACGCCATGAGCAGCGAATGCACTATGAAGTGCGTTAAAGACATCGTCGATGCCACGATATTTAAAAGAAAACTTGCCTACACTGGTCTTTTCCTTACCTACGCTGTCGACTTCAGCAAGAATCTTTGCCATTGAAGAATAAATCATTGGTTTCTCTTGTTGTTCTGCCATTTTCACGCTCCTATATCGTAGTTTGATCTATTTTTATAGATCAACCATGGATATTTAGCAAGTGCTGGTTTCTCTTGTTTTGTGGTATTGTTCAGGATGATCTTTCGTCCATTTGATTGCTCTCAAAATATCTTTTTGCACCGAATCGAAATCTAAATGGGTATTTTTACCCATAAGATTGTGGTAGATGCAATAATCCATTAATATTTCCACATCATTATGAGTATATTTTTTCAAACCTGACCGATTTAAATCTACAATTTTACCATTAGTTTTTTCCGCAAAAATATCTTCTAAATCTAAAGGCTGATATATCAAATGCAAATATCTGCATGTTATTTCATCAGGGTTTTGCTTTACTTCTTCTTCTGGTTTCTTATCTATTTTTTTACCTAAGAAAACATCAATATCATGTTCCATGCTATGCAAGGAGAAATCATGCCTTTTACCAAGCAAATCTTCGCTTTTCATTTTTTCATAGAATTTATTGATTACGTCTAATCCATATTTATCAAGAGCTCTTTTTGAAACATAATCGACTTCTTCGTTAGACAAAAAATATTGCGGTTTTCCATTTTTATCAATGAGCCTTGGATGATAAATAGCCTTTGTAACAACAAAAGCCTCTTTTTTATCTTCGTCTAGTCCACAAAAATCATTTCCAGGCATCCTGTTTTTGTTGAATGAATTTTCAAAGTCATTTGCCATTATCTAAAACCTTTTTCGCTATATTTATTAATTCCCAAGCATGATTGATATCCCATGCGATTTCCCCGCACTTACAATGCTCTGTTGAATAAGTAAACAGCTTATCCATAATGGCATGACTTTCTTGGCCAAACTTTTCTATAACCTGGTCAGTGAAAAAATAGATGTCGTTATCTTTGACGAACGATTTCAAGGAAGCCTTGGGACGAAACACAGCAATCATTTTACGATGGGATGATGTCACCCTTGGTGGACGATCTTTAGCGAGCTCAGAAGCTCGTTTTTTGATTCTGGTAGCAAACTGCTCTTGAACAGGTATTGGACTTTTTTCTTCTTCGATTTCTAATTCAATTTGACCGATGTCAATATCTACTATGTCAGCCAAATTTGCTGTGTGTGCACACAAAATAATATCTTTAGATATTATTTTGTTTTCTTGAGGGAGCTCTTTCTTAGGGATCTCTGTCTGCACATTGTTCACCCCCCCCCCTGAATATTGTGCAGAGCCTATTTTGTCGTAGTGCTCTAAAAAAACCCTGTTAGTTATCGAGTAGTAATTGCTCTTTTGTTTATTATCTTCAAACCTGTGTTCAATCTCTATATATCCCATAGCCTTTAATTCGGATGTAATTTTGTGAATCATCCTTGGCGAGCAACTCATTTTTTCAGATAGAGCTCTTACGCTTATATAACGCTTCGATTTTTGGATATCTCTAAAGTCAAGTTGAGCACCAAGGACAAGCATGAGATGCTTTTGAGACATGTTTAACGTTGTGTTTGAGTCAATGGCATTGAGATGTCTGCCGCCGGAATAAACATCGATCAATTTTTTTTGTGCCGTAATACACTGATTTTCCATAAAATCCCCATATTTGTTAAATTTAGGGATTTTTTTGTGTTGCTAACAAAAATTATTTTGTATATTCAACACAACGAAACCAAAGCTAGTAACTTTGATTTCAACCCCTAAGTGGGTGATACACTGATAATGGTTTTGAGAAGTGCCCTTGAATGAAAAAGCATCTGGTAAAACAGGTGCTTTTTTATTTCTAAACTACTCTGAAAACTCTGGGTATTTTTATACTTGGTAATTTTACCCGTCAATCATTTATTTCACGGTAATACACTTTCTCTGTGCTTTCAGCATCTTGAAAGATTTTTTCCGTTAGGCTCCAAATGTCTTTACGCTTGCCCTTAACGAATTTGTGCTCAATCTGAATATAACCGTACTCCACTAAATTATCACATATTTTTTTCAGCATGTTCCACGACATGCCTAAAAAATTGTGCATGTCGCCAATGCTTGTTTTGTCATTTGCCAAAATTGAGACACAAACGACCTTCTCATTTTGGTTTAACCTGCTTGTTTCCAGTATTGTTCTTAACCTTTGTTTTACATTCATCCACTACCCCTCTAATATATTTACGTATTGCGTCCGATTTGTTATCAACTAACCTTCCGAATGTTATCCAATCGACCTCATCAATTCTGATTGATGCTATGATGTATGGTGGTTTTTTCATTAACATTTTCCCCTAGATATTGTATATACACACATGAGTATATATATGTTTACATTCGACAAATAAAGGATTTTTTATGTCAGATTCAAACGAGTTGAAAAGAGAAAAGCCAAAGTTTTATGTTGTCAAAGAAGTTGAGTTTTGTGCTGAAAACAATGGTGAATTGCGAGAATTTCTAGAAAATCACGAAAGTGATACATACCGAATAATAAAGGGTTTTGAAGTTTTCCCAAAAAAGAAAACTGTTTACTCTTTCTGAGAAACTGTAATACGGTTTTTGCTTGCAATACAAAAATAAATAAGATAGATCAGAAAAGTTCCTCAGCAGTTAAACGGTGAAAGCCAAGCAAACTAACATCGGCCTTAACAAGAAGTGTGCTGAGGAACACCGTGAAAGGAGCAGGTATGGCAAAGAGGCGTGAGTATAAAGACCCATGGGTTACATATGTTCACCCATCAACTGGAAAGTTGCTCATAAAACAGGGTGTGCTAAAATTTGGGTCATTACGACAATTGGCGCTTCGCTTAGATATGTCCGTTGCACACGTCTATAGGCTGGCGCGTAACGAAAATCGGATGAAAATAACATGGTACAGAGACATACAGCGATTATTGGATCAATAGTTCTTCTTACTGCTCTTGGATGCGGTAAAGGAGTTGAGAAGGTCGAAACCATCAAAGGCCCGAAAGGCGACAAAGGCGACCAGGGCCAGCAAGGTATGCCCGGCCAGCCAGGAACTAATGGTGAGCCTGGTGTTAAAGGTGAGCCTGGTGCCAAGGGTGATAAAGGCGACAAAGGCGATCCACAACCGATGCCCACAGTTTCCCCAAGTCCAGTCGTTAACATGCCACCTACAATGCCGTACCCACCGATCATTGTGGTTTACCCACCGTGGCCTACTTGCCCTGACGTTCAGTGTCCGAGCGGTTATGTCGTTGTTTGCGCGTGTATCCTTAATAGGTGGAACACTGTTGCTATAAATGCCCAGGATGCCTGGAAGTATCAAATAAAAAACTATGGACCATGCTATTAAAAGGAAAACTCAAATGTCTATCAACAAAAGCACGATTTACTATTGGTTTTATATCGTTTTTATTACTGTCTTTTTTGTCCTTGTTCCCGGCTATTTTGATGTTACGCTCGGCGGCGAGGGACCAGAGCCAGAAAAAACCACAATACATTCCGTCCCCAATGGTTTTAAGCTCGTCCCTATCGATGACGAGTGCAAAAGGAAAGACCCCTGCGCCAGCTTTAAAGCCGAAAATGCCAAACTTAAAGCCGAAATTAAACGCTTACAAAAAGAAATCGTTGAATTCGAATGTGAAACATGCCCGAAATGTCCAAAAGCAGAAACGAAAACAGTGTACATCGACAAAGTCAGGGAGGTGCCTGTTGAAAAGAAAGTCGAAGTAGAAAAGCCAATGTTCAAGCGCAATGTTTTTCGTTTGATCGGTGCTATCGGCCAAGACGGTATCGACACGACAGCTTCGCCTTCGGATCCATACGCTGAAGATGCTACGGTTTACACCAATGGTTTGGCGGGACTTGGCTACACTAGGTTCTTTGATGATACATTTGGACTTGGATTGTTCGGCATGATGGGTGGAATAAATAAAACAGCTGGTGTATCAGTTGAATTCGCTTTTTAAAACTTGATAGTTCCGGCTTTCCCCTTCTTCCGTTGTCCTACCTGTTTTTCCCTATCATTGCATAATTTTCCCAGAGCCGGGACTAATCTCGTTTTGATTGGCATTCCCAACACTGTTTCTTTAGGGACTCGACTTCACGCTGTAGATAATCAAGCATTGTGGCTTTAACAGCAACAATCTCTTTCACTTCAGCTAGTTCAGAGACAAATTTTTCCATTTTATCAATCATGGTTTTGGTAGCTAGTTCCAGCTGCGCTTTAACATTAGACATCAAAAAATATACAAGGGAGCCTATCCCCCCCGCCGCTGCGCACACCAGCGCAACAACCGCTTGAGCATCCATAGTCCCCCCCCATTTTTTGGCATAATTACATTGTAACTGAGAAAGTTTTTCATATCAAACACTCATATGGTACAATCATGGCATACACACAAAAGGGGGGATTTATATGAAATCACTATGGATTTTGGTTTTTGCAATGATTTGTGCGTGTTCCGCGCCTCTTGAGCAAAAGATGCAATCAGGAGAAACTGCCCGGACTTACGGGTATAAAAAGAGCTTTTTGCCGGAAAACATTTTTCACATAACCAGGCGCTACTATGCAGCTGGCGAAGTTACAGAGCAGGATTTCGACGATGTCTTGGACGCAATCAGAACTATCTATGAGCCGATCTTTTCAAACCATGGCGCTACGCTAAATGTCTATGGAGATTGGAACGATGACACAGTCAATGCATATGCAGAGCAGGCAGGAACAGCGTGGAACGTCTCGTTCTTCGGTGGGTTGGCGCAACATCCTTTCATGACCAGGGAAGGCTTTGCCATGGTAGCATGCCATGAAATTGGTCACCATGTTGCTGGCTTTCCCCTCTACGCAAATAACGATTGGGCGGCGAATGAGGGAAACGCTGATTTTTACGCCACAGCTGCCTGCGCGAAGCTGATTTTTGATGAAAACAGCCCTTTATCATGGCGCTGGAACCTTATGAAGAAAAAGCCTAAGCCTACACCCGGTGGAAACTGCTCAACTTCGGTTTGCAAGCTGTCCATGGACGCCGGTTTGTCGCTTGGCAAAGTGCTTGCTGAACTAAACGGCGACCCGGAACCCAGTTATGAGACACCAGACAAGACAAAAGTAAAGAAAACCAGCGATTCTCACCCGAAAGCACAATGCCGAGTTGATACCTACAAACTGGGTGCATATTGCAACAAGCAATGGAACAATGACATCATTCCGCAAACAAAAGCTGAAATGGAAAAAAACAGCTGCCCTGAAAGACCTGCTTGCTGGTACGCGAAATAAATCCTTGACACATACAAGCGTTAGTGATAGTTCCCTTGTTACTGCAAATAGCAGTCAAACACACAAGGGAACACGATATGACCACAAAAACAATCAAATGCTACGAAAAACAAGTTTACGGCAACGTCCACATCTATTGCTTCGATGCGGACGTTGCGAGACACCTAACAGTTTTGACAGGGAAAAAGACAATTACTCGGTCGGATATTCTTGCTCTGAGAGCTCTCGGATTGAATGTTGAATTAGTCGAACTACCTAAAAGCAATTAACCTTTGCAACATCCATTATCATTCCAAAATTTCCAACCAAACTCTCTGACTATTTGATAATTTCGAAGGTTAGCTGCCCGATACCACCACCTGTTCCACCATTTCCCTTTTTCAGCAATGATTGCCTCGTTCTTCCAATACATCATCAAATCGGCAACTTCTTGCGGACCCCATGCGGTACCTAGGTGATATGCCCAGTCATGAAACCTGGCACCATAACGGAGCAAAGCGGAGCTCGGCAATTTATCCAATACCGTGGTGAGCTCTGGAATATCATCGGGACCAACACCGTTAGGTCGGTAGAATTTTCCACACTCTGGGCATAGTGTTTGGTTTACATAGAATCAGGTGATCCTAATTTAGAGTGTGCATCTGATCGGCTTTACCTTTAAATA